CAAATTACATTATACGCAATAGAAAAGGCGTATGCTCCGGCAGCTGGTAAATTAAAAACAATTTCTCCATTGGATTTAATTAGTACATCCCCATTCTGAGAAGAAAATGCCCCGCAAAATGATACACGATTACTTTTAGGACGTGCTTTAAGCGTTTGTATTCCGATCAAAGATAGATTGGTTCCAGAAATATCACATACTACAGTTCCTGATATACAAACGATTCCATTGACCATAGTTCCGTTTATAGAATTTGCAGTAACATGTTCATTAAATCCAAATTCGATAATTTCTACCATTTTTACATCATCTAAATCACTATTTTTTTAAAGTGAAAAGTACATGTCCTGAGTTGTTTCCCAATATAGATACTTTATACTCCATGTCAAGGGCGATAGTATGATAAATGCTGGAATGTTTGAAGGGGATCTGATCATTGTAGAATGTGTGAATATTCAAAGGGAAGTTGTCGTATTTTTTGGGCAAATGAGATAATTTTGAGGAAATGTTCCAAATTCCCACATTTCACATTCGTGTTATGGTAAAATGATATTAGTAGAAAGTATGCAAGGCACTCAGTTTATATCTGGGTGTCTTTTTTCATGGGTAAAATTATGGAGAACAAAGAAAAGACTATAGAACAGAAAAAAATGTGGAAAATCGTACACACACCACTAAAAGAGCGAAAAAGCTCCAGTGGTTTAACATTTCGGTGTAAAGAGGTGGCCGTGAATGAACAAAAACATACAAAGCTTCATTGAATTGTGCAATGGGGAGTTCGGCCGTAAAGTTGCGTATACATATGTCGACGAAATCACACAGAACAATGTGTTATCGGTTCTGCAAAAGGCGGTATCAGTTCTGAACTGCAATCGTCCAATTATACGATATCTGCATAGATATTATCGTGGTGATCAGCCAATCTTGTACCGACAGAAAACAGTCAGGCCAGAAATCAATAATAAGACGGTGGAAAACCATGCACTGGAAATTGTGCGATTCAAGACCAGTCAAACCTACGGAGAACCAATCCAGTATGTTAGCCGAAAAACGGATCAGGCGATAAATGTTGCTGTTGATAAATTGAATGATTATATGCGTGATGCCCACAAGCAGGCCCGGGACATTGAACTTGGTACATGGCAGAGTTCTGTAGGAACAGCATACAAGGCTGTTCTAAAAGTGAAAGGTAATTGCCCAGTACCGTTCCGGTTAAATGTGTTGTCTCCGATGAATACCATTATGGTCTATTCAGGAAATGATGGCAGGGATATGCTTTCTATTCAGCAGTTAAAAGACGAACAGGATCAGCAGTATTTCCAGTGCTTTTCAGACACAGAATACTTTACCATAAAAAATGGCCGGATTACAGATAGCGGTCTCAATGGGTTTGGGGGGATACCTATTGCAGAGTATCCCAATAATCCAGATAGGTTATCCGATGTAGAGATTGTCATTACTATGCTTGACCAAATTAATAAAATGCAATCTGATCGAATGAATGGCATCGAGCAGTTTGTCCAGGCATTTATGCTGTTTAAAAATTGCGAAATCAACAAAGACCAATTTGTGGAAATGTGTCAGCTTGGGGCAATTCAAGTAAAAGATTCTGGTCAAGGGGTTCAATCCGATGTGAAAATCATGTCGGAGGAATTGAATCAGGAGCAAACTCAGGTTGCGAAAGACGATGTGTATCGACAAGTCCTTGTTGTCGAGGGAATGCCAGATCGTCAGCAGAATACAGGCGGTGATACTGGACAGGCCGTCTATCTTCGGAATGGTTGGGATTTTGCGGAGCAGCGGGCCAAACTGGATGAACCTTTTACGATTGAGGCAGAAAAGAAACATGTGGCGATTGTACTTAATGTAATTAAGCAGAAAACCAATGATGTTCCTTTAAGCGTTCGGGATTTCGATGTAAAGATCACCCGAAACACTACGGACAATATGCTGGTTAAGGCGCAGGCGTTGGATTATCTGTTGAAAAATAAGATTCATCCGCTTATTGCCCTTACTACTTGTGGTTTGTTTGGAGATCCGGAGAAGGTTTGGACTATGAGCAAGCCGTATATTGATACAATCATGAAAACGCAGGGACAGTTAGATGCCGAGGCTGAAAGAGAACGGGCCTTGGAACTTCTCAAAGTACAAACGAATAGTACCATTAAAACTGGAGGAGCTGAATAGGCTTTTCTTTTTTATATCAAAATTTTGGAGCCATCCGTTAAATGGCAAGATCCAGCAGGAGCGACCTGCGATATCAAAAGCGTGGATTTGAAAGGAGAAGAAATATGATTACCAGGGAACAGGCAAAGAAAAATCTGATCGAATTGGGTGTTGAGCAGCCAACAGATGAACAGATAACCAAGTATCTCAATTCATTTAGCGGCGAGGTTCAGAAGGCCGAGAAGAAAGCAGAGGCTAACAAGGCAGAACTGGAACGCCTGAAAGCTATCGAAGAGGAGCTGGAGGCTGAAAGAGAGAAGAACCTTACAGCTGAGGAAAAAGCTAAGAAGGCGGAGGAAACTGTCCAAAAGGCATTAGAAGCTGCAAGACTTAAGGAAGTTGAGTTTGCAAAGAAGGTCAGTCGCTTAAGCGTTGAAAAAATTCTGGCCGAGGCTGGCTTATCTGAGGACGATTATTCCGGGTTCATTGATGGTATTGTTTTGGAAGATGAGGAGCAGTCCAAGAAGTTGGCTACGAATCTTGCCAATACGCTGAACACAAAACTGACCAGCCAGAAAGAGGCGCTGCAGACAGAATTTGAGAAACAACTTCTGGAGCATACGCCCAATCCCAGTGGCGGAAATGGTGGCACAGGTGGGCAGTCTAAAGCTGCTGAATTAGCGGTTAAAATGGCTAAGGCAAATGCAGCAAGCACAAGCGGCGGCGATACAATAATCAGTCATTATATAGGAGGTAATTAAAGATGATGCAGTTTGAATCTAAAACGATTGGAGCAAAGGTTGAAATCCTGAATCGTGATGGGTACGAGGGCGTACCGGTTACACTGGATTTTACGGCGGTTACGGAAACTGAAAACGGCAGGAAGATTGTCAAAGCGGGGACGCCGATTGGCGCAACTGGTGTGGTGGACAATACGGCTACTGTGAAAGGTATTCTGTTCTGGGATGTGTATGAGGACAGGCCGATTGGAACCATATTAAAGAAAGCGTATATCAACACGGCAAAAGCGCAGGCGCATTCAGGTGTCACCATTTTGGCTGAAGCCAAAGCAGCATTGCCGATGGTAGTTTTTGAGTAAGGAAAGGAGAGTAATCATGCAGTTATCAGAAATTTTTGATTCCCAGGCGGTCGCACTGAACCGCACAGAAGTTGAGAGCAACAGGATCCCCTACCTGGGATTACAATTTTTCCCCAATAAGAAAAAAATGGGGATCGACCTAAAATGGATCAAAATTCATAAAGGGCTTGGCATTTCGCTGAAAGCGGCAAACTTTGACGCAAAGCCGACCATTCGCAGCCGTCAGGGATTCAAAATGGAAAAAACGCAGATGGCGTTCTTTCGGGAGTCCATGCTGGTAAAGGAAGAGGACATGATCGAGATTATGCGAATCCGGGAGAGTAACGATCCTTACATTAATGCGGTTTTACAGAGTATTTATGACGATACCAATAATCTGATTGATGGTGCTGATATCGTTGCCGAGCGTATGCGTATGCAGCTTTTGGCAACGGCTTCTGGTTCTCCGAAGATCTATTTGGAGGCGGATGGAGTTGTATATGAATATGATTATGACCCGGATGGCTCCTACAAAGCAAAGCACTATATGAAGCTTTCGGGTGACGCTACATGGGATAAGCCAGCAACTTCAAAACCGTTGACGGATATTCGAGCGGCAAAGAAGGCATTAACCAATATTGGTGTAACGCCCAAGTATGCGCTGATGACTTCTGCAACATTTGACTATTTGCTTGAGAGTGAGCAGATCAAGTCCGCTATCCTGGCACAAAATTCAACGGCAAATATTTTCCTGGATGATGATATGCTGGCAGAGTTTTTTGCAAAGAAAACCAAACTAATCCCGATTCTCTATGATAAAATGTTTATTAAGGAGGATGGGGTGACGCAGGAGGCATTTTATCCGAACAACAAAGTTACTCTGCTGCCGGAAGGAATCCTCGGAAATACCTGGTATGGAACTACGCCGGAGGAAAGAACGCTGATCGGAGATAACAAGGTTGACGTTACCATCCTTGACCGTGGCGTGGCAATCGCGGTTAAAACGGAATATGGCCCGCCGGTAGAGGTTTCCACATCTGTTTCCCAGATTGTGCTTCCTTCTTATGAGGGTATGGATTCCACCTTTGTTATCGAGGTGGCGTAGAGAGGGGATGTGATGGTGTGAAATTTCCATACATAGTGAACCATAATGGTACTTATTATCCTGCTGGGGCGGATGTCCCGGTAGGAGAGGCAGTCCCGGACACGGTAGAAACAGAGAGAGAGGCAGCCCCTGAAGTGGTAGAAACAGCAAAGCGCGGGAGACCAGCAAAGAGCAGGTGACGAGGTGAGATGAGTGGAAGCGGAAATTTTGAACGACGTGATTACATATCTGGGCGACGAAGTGAGCGAAGCCGATAATCCGGTTCTACTCATTTTAATTAACCGGGCAATTCGGAAAGTTTGCGCAAAGAGGTATCCGTATGGATATACGGATAAAGAAAAGGAAACGGCGGTTGAGCGGTATCGAGACACGGTATTTGCCGCCGCCGTTTATTACTGGGCAAAACAGGGAGCTGACGGCGAGAATAGCCATTCCGAGAATGGAATCAGCCGGAGCTACCAGAATGAGGACGATATCTATTTTGATGTTGTGCCCATGGTGAAGGTTTTATAAGAAACTCTCCTTTACAATAGAAGATTGAGCGTGGCGAAAGCCGCAGGGAGCGTTCATCAAGTGGTGGTGGGAAGAACGCTAAAAAGATGGTTCGTGCCTGGCTAAAACCTCCCGGCCAGGCGCTGGGTATGTGCGCATAACAATGGTGGTGGGCAAGCACATTTTTAAATATGGGAGGAAGTGGAGGTAAGCGTGAAGAGATTATTTATCAGTCAGCCAATGAAAGGACTGACGGACGATGAAATACTGGCAACGAGAGAAAAAGCCATTAAGAGTGCAGAAGAAAAGTTGGGCGAGCCGGTTGAGGTAATTGATTCCTTCTTCCAGAACGCACCGGCGGACGCTAAACCGCTATGGTATCTGGCAAAGTCAATTGAACTGCTGGCAACTGCTGACGTGGCATATTTTGCTCCTGGTTGGGAGAATGCCAGAGGTTGTCGGATTGAAAACACCTGTGCCGTTGAATATGGCATTGATGTGATTGAGGATTACGCTGATAGTGGCGAGTGCTTGGTGTCTTTTGGCGCGGCGATAGAGGCGCTGAAAACCGGTTTGAAGATGGCGCGTAAGGGATGGAACGGTAAGAAGCAGTACGTTCAGCTTGCGACCAATATCAGTTATGTTGACGCAGAAGGAAACACTGTGAACGTGGAACATGAAGCAATTGGGAATAAGGCTATCGCATTCGTCGGAACGTCTGGCGTGCAGATGGGGTGGTTGGCTTCCCAAGCGGATATGCTGGCAGAGGATTGGCGAGTTGTAAAATAAGCACTTTTAAACATTACCTTTTTGTCGTATAATAGCGGTAAAGGGGAGTGATATACCATGAATATAAAAGAAGCTTTTGAGATTGCAAGTGCTATACTGGTTAGTTTAGGCGGAGGTTCCGTTATTGTTATCGGACTTTCAAGTTGGCTTGGGAAGGTATGGGCTAACAGAATTTTAGAGAACGAGAAAGCACAGCACAATAAAGAAGTGGAAAGATACAAAAGAGAACTTTCGGAAGAACTTGAACGGGTTAAATCCTTTAATGATAAGGCATTGTATGTCTCTAAATCACAGTATGATAACGAGTATAGAATTTATATGGAAATTTGGGCGAAATTGCACGAATGTGTTATATTTACGCTAAGACTTTATCCTAGTGGGATAGAAAATGTGCCAGTAGATAAGAAAGAATATGAAGACTATAAGATAAAAAAGTATGAAGAATATGCAGAGAGGTACAATGCATTTTCAATGACCATAGATCAATACGCTCCATTTTACAAAAAAGATTTTTATGATGCGTTTGTGCAACTTCGTAGGCTTTGTAGTAAACAGGGTGGTACATACCAGTATTGGGAAATTGATAGGAAGTACAATTTATCTTATGTTTCAAATCGTGACAAAGCTATGCCAAATGAAACTTATAATGAAGTATGGAGTGAGAATCCCGCTAAAATAAATGAGTTGGAAGAAAAACTTATGGGCGATATACGAGAATATCTGTTAAGTTTACAGTTGGTATAGCTGCGATTTTATCATATCTTCTTGGAGAAATTATGAGAGGTTTAAAGCGTAATCAAAAGATATTTTGGTATCAAATTTACCAGGATAATATTCCAGTCTATGAGACTGATTTAGACGGTAATATCATCACTGACCCAGTTACTGGAGAGCCGTTACTGACTGGTGAAAAGAAGATGGGCTACTCTGGCCCTGTGGAGTTCCGGGCAAATGTATCAGCTGCCAGAGGGGAAGCCAATACTGACCCATTTGGAATTGACCTTGCTTATGATAAAACCATGGTCTCTTGTGATATGGATTTACCGATTGATGAATTGTCAGTGCTGTTTGTGGATAAGAAACCAGAATTTGATGCTGGAGGCAATTTGGTGAACACTGCCGATTACAAAGTTGTTAAGGTTGCTAAGAGTCTCAATTCGGCGCTATATGCGATTAAGAAGATTACGGAGGGTAGTGCTGGTGTCTAAGCGAGTTATCCGGGGCAACCTGTCCTCAAAAGGAATCCAAAGCATTATCGACCAGTTGCAGGACTATAAACAGGATTTGCACCAGAAGAGCCAATTACTGTGCCAGAGACTGGCAGGAGCCGGATTAAGCGTGGCACAGACGGCGGTAAGCGAATCGCCTTTAGGAAAAACCATTACCCTGCGGATTGATATGGAGCCGTCAAAGGTTGGCTGCAAAGCTATGCTGATCGCTACCGGGAAGACAAAATCGAATGATTATGGTACAGTTTCGACTTTGCTCCTAGTTGAGTTCGGGGCTGGCGCATTTTACAATCCATCGGATAATCCCAAAGCTGGCGAGATGGGATATGGTGTCGGTTCTTTTCCAGGGCAAATACATGCCTTTGAAGATGGATGGTATTACTGGGGAGAGGATGAGAAGTGGCATTATACGCATGGTATAAAGGCTACAATGCCAATGTACAACGCTTCTGTGGCTATCCGAGAACAGATAGCGGCGATATGTAAGGAGGTGTTTGGATAATGCTTGATATTTCCTCACTGGTCTATTCCAGGCTGGTGAATGATGAGACAATGAAGAAGCATTTGAAGGGGAGCAGCACCACTCGGAATGATACCCCTCCCGCATTTCCATACTTATATATGAAGACACTGGGTGAACCCACAGTCAGCGCCTCTCTTCAAAACAAACAGTGTGCCATACAGGCCAGCTTTGAGATTACCATTTACGATTCAAAATCAAACACAAAAGCCCGGCAGCTAATTTTTCATGCGGCGGAGCTTATGCGTCAGATGGGATTTACGATGAACTATGGTCCGACCGAGATTGACCGGACCAGTACAACAGAAGCATATCGCTGGGTAGCGAGATTCAGAAGGACTTATTGTTCTGGCGATATATTATAGAACATAATAACCCTTGAACCATGCAGGAGACTGTGTGGTTCTTTTTTTATGCGAAATTAAGGAGGACACAAAAAGATGGCTAAAAAATTTGTGGATCTATCCACCGCGGGTGTTCACGTTGGATACGCGATTGAGGCAACAGCTGGGACGAAGCCAACAACGTTTACCGACCTTCCGAACCCAAAGTCAATACCTGACTTCAACCCTGAAACAGCAACCTACGATGTGACGTCTCTCAATGATACACTTTGGAAGCGGTATATTGATGGTCTGAAAGATCCTGGTGGTGCAGTTGCAATTACGTTCGGTATGACTGACGGATTCCGAGAAATGTGGGAAGCTATTTGTACTGAATATGAAAGTGCAAAGGCTAGTGGAAAGCGTATGTGGATGGAATTTTTTCACCCAGGTTTAACTAAAGCATTTTTCTTCACCTGTGCCCCATCAAGTCTTGGGTGGTCAGCAACTGATGTGGACAGTGCATGGGATACTACTGTATCGGTAACTCCGACCGGAGAAATCGGCTGGGCCGAACCGATTGAGCCAACAGAAAAAGCGGATACACCGGCATAGAAAGAAGAGGGAGGTAATTTGGAATGAGAACTTTAACGATTGGCGGAAATGATTATAAGATCGAATATTCCTTTGAGGCAGCTGAGTATAAGGATTGCGTAGACAAGGCGTTTAAAATCCTGTCAGGCGGTTATCTGATGAGACGAAATGGTATCCCGGATGATGACAGTCCGGTAGCGGAACGTAAGCGCGAGATGGCGGCGGCGTTTGTCGACGGAACGGGAGATATGCTTTCCGATATCCCGAAAATTGCAATTACATTCCTTTATGGCGGCCTTCTGGAGAATAATCCGGTGGCTTCCGAGGCGGAGGCCAAAGCGCTGTTTAAGCAGTTCGTGAAAGAAAATCCGAATGATGAACGCGCCTCTTTCTTTGGGATGTATGCATTCCTGCGCGACTGTATGGAGGAAGATGGTTTTTTCAAACTGACCGGCCTGGAAAAAATGATTGCCGAAATGAATGCGGCGACAGAGGGCCACGAAGAAGGGGAGAACAAACCGAAACCTGTAAAGGCTCCGGCGGATCGCAGAAGGAAGTCAACTTCCACGAAATAATTTGGGAAAGGTATCTGCCCTACGCGCTTTCGATTGGAGTTTCATGGGAGCTATTTTGGCATCTAAATCCCCGTAAATTGGACGCTTTTTCCAAAGCATATACATTGCGTCAACAGGAATGTATGAACAATATGTGGGTGATGGGACAATATGTTGCGGCGGCTTTGGACGCAACTGTATGTAATGCAATGCCCTTTGTTAAAAGGAAGAATAAAGGTAAATACCCTGACAAACCGGTGAGGGTAGTACCGCTGACGCCAGAAGAAAAGAAGGCGGAAGAAGAAGAAGCTTTAAAAGAATTTTTGAATTTCTTTAATTCAATGGAAGCAAAAAATAAGGGCAAGTAGGGGTCATAGCCTATTTGCCTATTTTATTATTATCGGAATTTTGGGGAGGTGAGTAGTTTTGGATAAGTTCAAAGCTATATACAAAATACTGAGGGAACTGGAAAAAAATATGGGAAATGAGGATTTTGACCTATACCTAATATCGGCGGAGAGATTGAAACTGCCTTACGTTCAGTGGGAGCAACTGATGATTCTCTTGGCGGATAGCGGATATATTACGGGAATAATCGCAAGCAAATCGTTGCATGACAAATTTCGTCATATTTTAGAGCCGATTCAGCCAAGCATCACAATGAGAGGGCTGGAATATTTGGAGAATAACAGTTTTATGGCAAAGGCGAAAGATGCTTTGAAGATGGTAGGAGAACTTATTTAACGTTGTTTTAGGCGGGTGATGGCATGGGGCTGTCACCCGCCTTTTAAGGTAGGTGAATTCCATGGCAGATGTGATTGATGATCTGAAAATTCAATTAGACGCGAGTACACAGAGTGCAGACGCAAAGCTGGACAAATTTATTAATAAAATGTTGAGGCTCCAAACTGCTATTTCTGGTGTGGAAATGTCTGGAGCAAGCCAGGTTGCTTCGGGAATCAATCAAATATCATCAGCCATTCAAGGATTTTCCGAGCGGACTAAGACCGCCGATTTTAGCCGGGTTGTTACTGGAATGAATAAGCTGGCCCAGGTAGATTCGCAAGGAGTCTTTAATTCCGCCAGAGCCATGGAGAGCTTTTCCAGTAGTATGATGGGAATAAGAGATATTCATTTTGATTCCCAAAGCTTTTCTGATATCGCAAATGCTATTTCCAAGCTTGGAAGAGCGTCTGTTACAGAAGCGACACAGAATTTACAATCGCTAAAAACCAGTGTGGTTGAGTTTGTATCGGGAATGAATGGGGTTGGAGCGTTGAATTTTGATCCAGCTCCCCTTGCCAATTTGGTAAGTGCTGTGAGCCGAATGGGCGGAAAAAATACTACGCAAGCGGTGCAAAACCTTCCGCAGCTGTCTACATATTTGCGAGATTTTATTGTGAATATGAATTCTGCAGGAGGCATTACATTCAATTTCGATGGACTGGCTAATTTAGTGGATAATATAGCACGCTTTGGTGGAGCAAAGGCAACGCAGGCCGCTGCAAATCTACAGCCTATAAAAGATCAACTGATGCTCTTTGTGAATGGCCTTAACGGGATTGGCGCTCTTAATTTTGATACCACAGGATTGGCAAATCTGGTATCTGCTATAAGTAGATTGGGCGGTAAGGCTGCTACAACTGCAATACCTAACATTAAGCAATTAAGTGTTGCTCTGAGTCAGATGATGGCGACATTATCCAAAGCGCCATTGGTGAGCCAAAACCTTATTCAAATGACCAATGCATTGGCGAATCTGGCCTCAAATGGATCCAGGGTGTCAACCGCAAGCCAAGCTATGCAGAAAGGGTTGCATGGCTATTCTGGTACTGCCAGTAAAGCTGGTAAGTCCACAAAGGGACTTGTATCTCAGATAGGTATGTTCTATGCGCGTTGCTTTCTGTTAGTACGCGGTGTTAAGGCGCTTTGGAAGTCCACAAAATCGGCCATGGACTATATAGAGACTCTTAACTATTTTGACGCAGCGTGGAAACAGGTGGCCGACAATGCAGTGGGTGATTGGAAAAGTGCAGGTTATGATTCGGCGGAGGCCTATGCTGCTTCTTTTGGTGAAAGGGCCAAATCTCTAACTGGAAAGATGACGGGATTTCAACCCGATGAATCCGGGAATCTTGTAGCAACTGGAATGCCTAGCCTTGGACTGGACCCGGAAAAGCTTATGAACTATCAAGCGACGTTCGGGCAAATGGCTTCTTCCATGGGAGTGGCTTCTGAGACCTCTCTGAAATTATCCAACGCGTTGACTATGATTGGCGCTGACCTGGCTTCTGTGAAGAACTTGAAGTTTGAGGATGTGTGGCAGGACATGGCCTCCGGTATGGTGGGGATGTCCCGTACACTTGATAAGTATGGTGTCAATATCCGTAACGTGAATATGCAAGAGAAGCTTGCAGAGCTGGGGATAAATGCCAAGATAACCGCGCTGAATCAGCAAGACAAGGCATTACTGAGGACAATTATTTTGTTGCAGTCTACAAAATATGCATGGGGAGATATGGCTGATACCATAGGGCAGCCAGCTAACCAGTTACGCTTATTGCAGGCTAACTTTGCCAACCTGGCCAGAACAATAGGAGGGTTGTTTTTACCAATAGTATCCAAGGTACTACCATACATAAATGCTCTGGTTATCGCCCTGCAAAGGCTATTCTCTTGGATTGGTAGTCTGCTGGGGATTAAGGTCGGTGGATTCAGCTCCTCAATCGGCTCTGCAGCTACTGACTTTGGGGATATGGAAGATGCAGCTGATGGAATTGCGGATAGTACGGGCGAGGCAGCTAAGAACACCAAGAAGATGGCCGCCAATCTTCAATCATTTGATAAATTAAATGTCATCAATAGTAAGGATGATTCTGGTGGGGGTGAAGGATCAGGCGGAGGTGGAACAGGAGGACTCCTGGATGATGCTTTTGCAGACGCTTTCGACGAATACCAGGCAGCCTGGGAAAACGCATTCGCTAATATGGAAAATTCTGCCCAACAGATGGCAGATAGGGTTCAGGCAGCATTTCAGAAGGTATGGGAGGCGGCAGAGCCTACCAGAGAAGCGTTGAAGCGGCTTTGGGATGAAGGCTTGGCGCAACTGGGAAATTTTACGTGGACAGCACTTCAAGACTTTTGGAATGAATTTTTGGTTCCAGTAGGCCAATGGACCCTAGGAACCGGGCTTCCTATGCTGATTGACAGCATTAACGATTTTCTGATGAAAATTGATTTTGCAGCTATCAATGAAGCGCTTCGAAATTTTTGGGAGGCACTGGTCCCGTTTGCAACAAATGTAGGGGAAGGACTGATTGAATTTTTTCACGACTTGCTTTCCGTTGGTGCAGATTTCATTAATTACATTGTCCCAAACGGGTTGAATGGTATCGCAGAAGCATTGAAAAAAATTGATCCCGAAACTGCAAAAAGTATCGGATATGCATTTGGGGTAGTGGCAACAGCACTAACTGGGCTGAAAATGGTAGGATCGGTCGTTTCAATTTTTGAATTTATGTGGAAATTTTTTACGGATAACAAAATTGTAGACGGAGCAGTAGCCCTTGGAAAAGGAATTTCTGGTATTTCAGAGGCATTTAAAGTCCTTAAAGCTGGAGGCTTATTGGAAGCGACTGGATTTTTTTCAAAATTAGCTGATGCATTTGCGCTCACTGCTGGAGGCGCAGGAACATTAAAAGAATCGCTTACCTTAATGTTCGGGCCTATCGGAACCACGATAGCAGGAATTATAGGAGTAGTAACAGGTGCTTGTATGGCGATCACTAATTTTGTAGATATGCTAAAAGATGGTTTTAGTTGGGCTAAAGAGGCATTGATGGTTTTGGGCATAGCGATCACGGCGGTTGGTGCAATTATTTTGGGGGCACCGGCTCTTATTACTGGGGTGATTGCGGCAATAGTAGCTGCCGTTGGAACAATCATTGTTGTTGTAAAAGATAACTGGGATAGCATCTGCGTATTTTTTTCCGGTATTGTTGGGTGGATCGATACGAATATGATTCAACCGATACTCGGATTTTTCCGGGGATTATGGGATGATATTAAAGGAATCTGGGAAGAAGTCTCGGCATGGTTTTCAGAAAATGTAATCGATCCTGCGATAGCCGGTTTTAAGGACCTGTGGTCCACAGTAAAGGGATTTTTTAAATCTTTATGGGGTGATATCAAAGGAATTTGGAAAAGTGCTTCTGGTTGGTTTAGCAAAACTGTGATCAATCCGGTTGTTGATTTTTTCAAAAGAGTTTGGACAGATGTGAAAGGATACTTCCAGTCTCTTTGGGATAATATTAAAGGGATATGGGATAGTGTGTCAGGATGGTTTTCCGACAATGTGATAGATCCCATTGTTAGCTTTTTTGAAGGATTTAAAACCAGAATTGAACAAGTGTTTGAGGGGCTTTGGATAATTGTACAGGCAATATGGATCATTGTTTCAGATTGGTTCAATGAATATGTGATCACGCCAGTTGTAGATTTTTTTAAAGGCCTATGGACAACAGTTAAGGGGTTCTTCAGCTCCCTTTGGGAGGACATAAAAGGGATTTGGTCTACTGTTTCAACATGGTTTAACAACAATGTCATTGCTCCGGTAAGCCGGTTTTTCGAGAACCTATGGTCCACGGTGAAAGGATTTTTCAGCTCTTTGTGGGAGGACATTAAGGGAATCTGGGCTTCTGTTTCAACATGGTTCAACGATAATGTCGTTGTTCCGATAAGCAAATTTTTCGAGGAATTGTGGCCAACTATAAAAGGATTCTTTAGTTCCCTTTGGGACGACATCAAGGGGATCTGGTCATCCGTTTCCAACTGGTTCAATGAAAATGTTATTGTTCCGATCAGCGGATTTTTTGAGGGTATGTGGACAAAGGTTAAAGGATTCTTTCAAAGTCTTTGGGATGACGTTAAAGGAATCTGGGATAAAGTCTCCACATGGTTTGACGAAAATGTAATTCAACCGATAACGAAAGCTTTTGAAGGGTTGTGGAGCGGAATTAAATCAGGAGTTGTCAGCGCCATGAATGCGGTTATAGGCGGAATTGAGAAGGGAATCAACTTCATAATTGGTGGAATCAATGATATAATCAGCGGATTTAACCGAGTTGTTTCTTGGGCTGCGGACATTGCTGAGGTCGAGTGGGACGGAGTTGACATTGTTCCAACAGTCCAGCTTCCCAGAGTTCCCCAGTTTGCGAATGGCGGCTTCCCAGAGGATGGCCTGTTTATGGCTAATCACAATGAGCTTATCGGCCAGTTTAGCAATGGGCGGTCTGTGGTTGCCAACAATGAGCAAATCACTGCGGGAATCGCGATTGCCGTGCAGAACGCGAACCGGGAGCAGAACAGCTATCTCAACGCTATGGTTGGGCTGCTGGAAGTTATCAAGGAACGCTGCGGAATAACAGATGGTGATGTTTTTGAAACGGCACAAACAGTTCAAGGGAGATTCAATGCGAAAACCAATCGGACTGGGTGGTCCAGTGTATAAACGGGAGGGTTATTCCCTCCCGCTATATATTTACCTGAATATGTGGCCGCAGCTATTACATATGATTTTCTTTTCAGTATGAGTTTTTTCTTCGCGCACAACTTTTTTCTTTTTTGTGAAATAACGTTAATGGCCGCAAAGGATTTATATTGGCACGGTATTCAGTTTTGATTTTAGCAGGAGTAACTTTTTTCTCAGAATACCATGAGCAATCCGAACTTTTACATAATGGACAATATACTTCTTTATTTTTTCCAAATAGTCTTAATCGATATATCCCATCAAATGGCGTCTCATTATCGTCGGCTGTTTTGCGAAGCGCGGATGGCATAATTTGTTCATTAATGGAGTTTTCGGTTTCTGTGTTTTTATAAAGGACAGAAACACGACTTCTTTTTGCGAACAGGCCGTGCTTTTCCATAATTGACATGAAACGATTAAATTCAACCAAAGTGCGCTTATTTACTATTACATCGACAACACCAGAATAATAGTGTTTATTAATGTTGACAATATAAAACCCAACGTTGAGTCCTAATGAAACGCCATAGTATTCGAGAGTGAAATTTTCTAATATATCTTCAGTTGATGGCTTTAAAGGAACGGATATAGACAGTATTCCGTTTTCTATTTTAATATAATGGCCCTTCCCGCAATCCAAATAAATATTATCGGTAGAATCAAAAGTTGTAGATAAAGCCGCCTTATTTGGCAGCGGTGAGGCGGTATTAGGAATGGGAGATTTACTTTGATAATTGTAAATCGGGAATCCACATTTTGGACATGATAAAGCTTTGTCGCTTACCTCATTACCACATTCTGGACATTTTATAAGGGCCATATTCTTCACCTCGGTATATTGTATTATTAATCACCCAGTTCGTATCTATGTATTCTATTTATTCATCGTATGACTTCTCCAAATACCAGATAGCTGCTTCCAATGAATGTTTATCACAATATTCTTCATTTTCACTAGAATATGTTGCCTTTTTTCCACAAATATCGCATTTCCCATCATCATGATCCTCTTCCCCACTACATGATGAAATCGAAAACACAAGTAATATAACCATAATCAACATTATACTTTTATGTATTCGCCTCATAATTATTTACCCTCCTTCAAACGAAATTTAAAATTTAAAGAATTTTTCCATCTTCATCGCAATAAAATAAAACTCTAAGTTTAAAGTTATGGCTAACATATTTACGACCATATTCACTTGCTTCTTCCTTCATTTTCCATATCATATACTCTGTTATTTTATTAATATCTTCAACGTTATTAATGTTGTAAAAATCATGCCCGCTATCACTATAAGCAAGTTCATCATATTTGTCTTTTTTTAGTAAGTAATATAAACGTCTGATTATTTCCTGTGCATCTTTCCAAAATCCTATATTTATCCAACCTCTCCCAAAATTTTCCGTTTCATAAAATTCACATTTATGGTTTGGTTCAGCGTGAAGCTGACATTCTAAGGTGTATTCATAAAAATGGGTCCTATTTAGCCCAAGTAACCCCACTTTTTTTGATTTAATATCTTTTCTTTCCACACAGATCCACAATCGAGAGTGAATATAATCATAAATCTTTTTTGAGATATCATCATAGATTTTCGAATCAAAACTCGTACTTCTAGTCTCCTGTATTGATTCAGCAGTCAGATTAATATAAGATTTGAGTTCATCTTTAAATGACATGTTTACACTCTCCTTATTTTTGGCAGGTAGAAATTTAGCTGTTTACTCTACTGTCAGGTTATGCCTTTTATATAGTATAGCATAGCATTTATAGATTGTTTATATTTTTTGTTTATATTTTCTTGAAAAATTCCCACATTTCACATTCGTGATATGCTATAATGGTATTAGTAGAAAGTATGTTTAAGCGTCAGCCTTCGTGCTGGCGTATTTTTATTGACTAAAAATGAGGGATGGACATGACATTTGAAGGATGGATTTTAAAAATCAATAATGTTGTATTTCCAACCAGGCTCATTGCGTTCGAATCCCTGAAGATCACGCCTGATCAGATAATGGACCTGGACCCGTATCGTGACGCAGAGGGATTATTGCACCGGACAGCGCTGCCGCATACGGCTACCTCGATTGAATTTTCGACAATACCTTTATTTTCGGCAGATATAGAAATTCTGAACCGGTTCATTACGAAAGAAAATCGCGTCCAATGCGAAGTTGAATACTGGAATCCCAACACGTCCTCATATGCATCGGGGACGTTTTATATTGCGGATGTTCCGTATGAGTTTATATACGTCAACGAAGAAGGGGGCCTTGCGCTTCATAAATCAATAAAAATAACATTCACAGAATATTAAGGCGGTGGAAATTATGATGGTGATACCTCAGGAGATCAAAGACCTGTTTCGAAGGGATAATGTTACGGCGGAAACGGCCAGGCATATTCGGCTGCGTTTTTTCGATGAGGATGTGAAGCTTCTATACCCGGAAGATACTTTATACCCGTCGGATGAATTATTTCCGATGGACCAGGAACCCTGCTATGTGATTGAAAATGACCAGATTTCGTATGAGTCGCTTTGCCTTACGGAAAGTCTTTGCGACGATGAGGATTTGATTCTGGGGGCATGTGACGCGTCTGAGTTAGTTGTTATCGTGGCAGATGTGCACCAGGACCTTACCGGCAAGGAATTTATAGCGACGCTTGAGATTGGCGGCTACGAAATGTCCTTGGGAATTTACCGGGTAGACAGTTTTGAACGGCAGGCTGATCGGCGATTGAAAAAGATCATAGCCTATAGCCGTATGACTAGATTTCGGAAAGATTCTGCTTCTTGGTATCAGGGATTAAAATTCCCCTTGACTTTGAGGCAGTTCAGAGATTCAATGTGTGAATACATCGGCGTCAAGCAAATTGAAACGACATTGCCTCTGGACAATATGATGATCACTAAAACGATTGATCCGAAACAGCTTAATGCCTGGGGGGTTCTGCAGCTGATCTGCGAGATCAATGGCTGCTTTGCCCATGTCGACAAGACTGGTCGGCTGAAATATGTGTTCCTTGGAACCGCCGGGCTATTCCCTTCGGAGGAATTGTTCCCAGATGAACAGCTCTATCCTAGCGGGATGGAGGATAATGAGAACACCGAGATCCTGAACTACTATGTGCAGTCAGCTACAAAATATAAGGACTATGTGACCAAATCGATAGATCGGATTCAGATTCGACAGGAAGAGGGCGACGTGGGCATTGAGTATGGGCCAGGCACAAACTGCTATGTGATTCAGGGGAATTTCCTGGTGTATGGCAAGTCCTCGGACGAGCTATTGCAAATTGTGTCTACGATATATGAGAACATCAGTGGCCGGACTTACCGCCCATGCAAAATCGTGGGACCGGCATTACCCTGGGTGGAGCCTGGAGACGGAATCCTATGCTATACTTCAGATGATGTGATCGAGACGTATTGCTTGAAACGGACCATGAGGGGTATTCAGGCAATGAGGGATACATTTGAGGCCAAGGGGAAACCTCAGCAGGTCCAGCGCTTCGGTATCCAGACACAGCTAATTCAGTTGGAAGGAAAATCCGCTGTCATTAAAAAATCTGTGGAGGAAGTGTCGGTCAGGGTCAACGACTTGAAAGAGTTTACGGAAGCGCAGGTCAAGATCATGGCCGATGAGATTTTGGCCGAGGTAACACGGGCGCAGAAAGAAGAGGAGGCTCTGGCAGCGTCTATAAAAGTTAATGCAGATAAAATTGAGTTGAAGGTGAGTAAGGGCGAAGTTTCTTCCCAGCTTTCTGTCGAAAGTGATAAAATTACATTATCTGGGAATCGACTGATTGTAAAGAGCACAAATTTTCAATTAGATGGTAATGGTAATGCTACCTTTAGCGGAGACATACGGGGCGCAGATATTTATGGTTCTTATATTAATGGTTCTACGTTTGAATCAGATGTATTCTATGCTGGAGAGGGCCAGGTAGTATTTGGTGATTATTATGTTAGTGCAAACGGCACCCATGAATTAAAATCCAAAAATGGAGCAATATCTATTAATTCAAATGCAGGTTCTGGTGTTATCGGGGATTATGCAACTGTATATATTGGTGGAAAATCTGCCTTTGGAGTTACAATAGACGGCGGGAGTTCAGAAATTACGCTGGGTGATGTTATCGCAGTCGACTGTCAATTAGCGCATGGGAGTTATATATGGGGGTTAGGTGCAACGATAGATTGGTTTTGGAATGAGTTCTTGGAATTGCGAAATCGAGTTGACAATTTAATTTAATTGCCCTATCATAAATAATAAGAAGGGGTGATAAATATCAATGAAAAAGATGGTGTTTAAGACAGCTGTAGTAAGTATAATGTTGATGTTGGTGTTTTCATTAAATACTCTGGCAAAAAGTGGCTGGGCACTCATACCTCACCTATCAGATGAGGGAGGAGAGAGTAAAGCTGCTTATCGGTATTATAATGAGGATGGAAGTAAAGCTGTAAACAAATGGGAAAAAATAAACGAAGAATGGTACTACTTTGGAGAGGATGGTATCTCTAAACAGGGAACATGGTCAGAAATTGAAGGTAAATGGTACTATTTTGATGATCGTAGTGTAATGCTCCACGACACCACCACCCCGGATGGCTATTACGTCGGATCGGATGGGGCCTGGGTAACTGAGTAAAAAGTAATGTCGGGGCTTGCGAAGCCCTGGGGATTGAAATAACGGGTATAATTTGGGATTTTTGCGCGGTCAGAAGGCGGCAAAGGCTAAAAAGAAAAACAGAATAATTTTGGGTAATGTCGGGACCTGAGTGGCCCCGGGGATAATAAGCCCAAATTGCCATAGTGCAGTCATCGTACCGGAGTCGTGACCGGGTTTATCTCTAAGAAATTTTTAGAGGTATTCCCGGTTGCGACTCTTTTTTGATGTGAAAATTCTGGCTGGAAGGCCTGAATATATAGAAGTGCGACTACTGTTGGGGTATGCTCCTGACACGCTTCGAATTTTTAACCGCGGGCTGGCGAAATGTTGGCCCGCAAGTAAAAATGAAAGGAGCTTACGATTATGAGCGCAGACATTTTTACGAATGATAAAATGGAATTAACTGTACAGGAAAGACAAAATTTAAGAGATGAAAATTATTCAGTGATCAGAGGTAGTGACTATCCAGAGGCTGAAATATCTGTCTTACAAAGTGATAAGAGGTACATGCAAGAGAGAATAAAGATCTTCAACAATCCTGAGTTTGGTACAGTTAATGTATTCGAATATAGTGGAGAGGTATATTTTGAACTATATTCGGTCGGAATGGCATTGGGACAAACAAAAGAGGCCAAAGGAAGGCTTTATCCAAGAAAGGAAAGAATAGATGAAAATGTAAAAAACGCTGATATTAAGCCGGTTGTCCATAACGGACAACTTTGGATTACGGAGGCACAACTTTATGATTTGATGTTTGAAGTGCATACTGATAAAGTTAAACCATTTAGAAGATGGGTTACGAATGAAGTTCTGCCGTCTATCCGCAAACATGGGATGTATGCAACGGATAACGTGATTGACCAGATTTTGAATAATCCAGATTTTGGGATAGCACTTTTGACAACGCTGAAAAAAGAACGAGAGGCCAGAAGGGAGGCCGAACGAAAAAACGCAATATTGATGCATGTGAACAAAACATACACTATGACCGAAATCGCCAAGGAACTTAATCTTAGGTCTGCTATTCAGCTAAACAAATTACTTGCAGAAAAAAAGATCCAGTATCAGGTAAATGGAACATGGGTAATGTATTCACAGTACAGTGACTTGGGATATGAGGAAATCAAACAGGAAGTGCTGGATAGTGGAAAAGTGATTTACCATCGGAGGATTACTCAGATGGGACGAGATTTTATTCTGAATCTTTTTGAATAGATATTTTGAGGGGCCTATTATCAAAGATAGGTTCCTTTTCTTTTTGTAAAGGAGGTCGTTATGAAGAAGTTAATTACATATACGAAAGAGCAGGTGCAGCAAATTCGTGGTCTGCTGAATGGGGTTACAGTAATGGGAGTCCAGAACTGTAAACAGATCGCCGTAATTGCACAAATTCTGGATTCTGGCATTCCGGCAGATGTGAATGTGGGAAAGCCGGAAAAGAAAGAGGGTGAGGGATAATGGCATTTCAGTCATTTTATGACATAACTGATTGGCAAAATCTTCCGTCACAAAAGACGGCTCTCAATAGAAAAAATCTGCTCCATGCTGAGAATGGGATCAAAGAGGCGGACAACCGGCTTGTTCAGTTGGACGCAAAAAAAGCCGAAGTATCGCTGGTGAATCAACTCGTAAGATCGGTTGTGCTTGACCCAAATAGCGGTGTGCTGACTGTCACGCAGCAGAACGGCACGGTTACCACGTATGACCTGGATATCGAGCGTGTCGTAACCAATTTCGACATTACGGATGATAATATTCTGGTATTGACGCTGGCGGATGGGTCAACGAAAGAGGTTGACCTGACGAAGTTCGTAAATACGTTTTCCAATACTGCGACTGTCTCGATGAAAATGGAAAATCGTGTGGTCACCGCAGAGATCGTTGATGGATCAGTGACGATGGAAAAGTTGGATGCGGCGATACAATCCGAGTTTCGGCAATATATGTTGGACGCCCAATCAGCCCGGGATTCTGCTTTGCAGTATCAGAAATTTGCGAAACGGTATGCCCTTGGCGATGCCGAGTTTGAGGGAAGCGAAACCGACAATGCCAAATACTACTATGAGCAGTCCAAGTCCAATGCAGAAACCACTACGGCTAATGTGGAAGCTGCTGCGGATAGTGCTGGATCAGCTACGGCCCAAGCTGCGATTGCGACAACCAAGGCAACCAGCGCCACGGCCTCGGCCAATAGCGCGGCAGCAGACGCCCAGATAGCAACTGAGAAAGCAACAATAGCAAGCCAGATGGCTGGCTCTGCGACTGAGAAAGCCCAAGCTGCGGCCAATAGTGCTGAGACAGCTACTACCAAGTCGTTAGCTGCTGCTGACAGCGCCCAGCTTTCCCAGCGGTACGCTGTAGGCGGTGTGATCTCTGATGACGCCCAGGACAACTCAAAATGGTATTGCCAACAAGCTGAAAATTACGCAAAAGTAGCCCAAGAGGTAACCGATATAATCTACCCAGAAATATATGTTGACCTTGATACAGGGCACCTTATGTCGATTGGCGGGAATAATTTTTCCGTATCGCTCGACAGCAATGGTCACTTAATATCAGCTATAGGAAGCGGGGGAGCGGCATGATCGTAGATATCAGTAAGGAAGAAGCAGTGGTTACGGACCTGTATCAGTATGACTATGGTCAGACAATGGAGTTTGTGGGAGAAGTAGTCCCTGATGACGTGCAAGTACATTTTTTCCAAAATGAACATGAATGTCGAACGGAGGTAAAAAACGGTGCTGCGTCAATCCCTGATTATTTGTTGATGAGCGCAAAGACGATATTAGCATATTTGTATATTGCTGATATTGACAAAGGAAAAACAATAAAAAAGCTCACACTTCTGGTTCTACCCAGAGAAAAGCCGCCCGATTATATTGATCCGAATAAACCAGCAGACTACTCCCGCCTGCTTCCCGTTGGAGGTGAAGTTGGAGATAGCCTGTTTCGAACTGATGAGGGGTATGCGTGGAAAAAGAACGATGAAGTCTATGTTACGGATGATGAGTTGAAGAAAGTGAGCGAAAAGCTTCCTATAGCAATGACAGTTCAGGAAATCTTGCAAATATGTAAAATTTGATGGAGGAGATTATGGCAGACATTCAAACATTTTTGGATAATCAAAATGGATTACCAGCGCTGTGGCAACAGATCGTAAATATATTTTGTAAAAAGACTGACATTCCCACAAAGACGAGCCAGCTCCAGAATGATTCCGGGTATTTGACTGCTCATCAGGATATTTCTGGAAAGTTGGAGAAAACCGGTGACGCGAGTAACGTGACCACTAAATTTTCGCAGGCCACAACGAGGGCTAATCTTTCTACGGGTGAAAAACTTTCAGTATCGCTTGGGAAGATTATGAAATATTTCGCCGATCTAAAAGCGGTGGCCTTTTCGGGAAATTATGCGGACCTGAGCAATAAACCCACAATACCAGGATCGGTGGCTGATTTGTCGGATGGTGCCGATTATGCGAAGAAATCAGAGATCCCCACAGATAATGCCGATTTGGCAAATGGAGCAGGTTATCAAACCGCAGCGCAGGTAAACACTGCTATTACAGGTAAGGGATATCAAACGGCTGCACAAGTAAAAACAGCAGTAGAAGCTTATGGATATCAGACCGCTGCGCAAGTTGAAAGCAAAATTACTGGAAAAGGATATCAAACTTCTGCACAAGTAGATAGTAAAATTTCTACAGCCCTAGCCTCAGCGGTAGAATGGAAAGGGACTGTTGCAACCGAGGCAAACTTGCCGTCATCAAAAGAGAAAGGCGATATGTATAATATAACCGCCGCTTCGAGCTATGGGCCAGCGGGGACAAATGTGGTTTGGTCTGGAACTGAATGGGATCCAATGGCAGGAACTTTTGTTATACAGGCTATGACGGCGGAAGAAGTAATTGCGATTTGTCAGTAAAGGAGGGCTACGATGGCACAGTCCTTTCTTGATAATGTAACGGGGGTCCCACAGTTGTGGACCTGTTTGAAAGAGTACATATTAAATCATAGATTTGACGCGACCCGTTTGGAGGTAAATCCTTCGACGGGTCATTTAATTGCTCATGAGAGCGGCAACTTGAAGTTCTCCCTGGACGAGCAGGGACATTTAATAAGCGAGGTGTTTTAAGTGGCTGATTTAGGAAAAGTTGTAGTGACAGATGGTGGAAATTATTCTGCCAGCGTTACATATGAAAAGCTTACCTTCGTACATTATCAGGGTGATGCGTACATGACCTTGAAAACGGTAAAAGGTGTTACACCTACAGATGACGGAACAAATTACAAATTATTTTGTAAAAGCGCAGAACTGGCTACGGCAACTAAGGCCGGAATTGTTCTGCCGGATGGAACCACTACTACCGTGGATGGCAATGGGAAAATTAGTGTGAAGAAGGCGACAACGAGTGCAGCAGGCATTGTAAAGCCAGCAGCTACGGATTTTATTATGGCTGCAGACGGAACCCAGAAAATTAATACACAATTCACTCAGGCGACAGAGCTTGCGAACATCATTGCAGGGGAAGCGATTGCGCAGGTTTGGGGTAAGGTTTCAAAAGCGATAGCAACGACTATGAACCTTGATCAGAATGCTTTGCTGAAAAATATGATCTCCAATATTGCAGTTAATGACCCCGATAAACTGAACTCTGCCGCGTATATTTATACACTGGTTGAACGTATTGGAATGGGTACTGAATTGGCTGTTGGGGCCAATTTAACGGATGGGCTAAATAAGGTAAATAGTGATTTAGGCGATCTTTCAACTGATCTATCCAATATCCATACAGAACTGACCCCGCTTAAATCCTATTACGTTAATAATATCAACAACAACATAGTTAATAAGGTTAATATTGTGCTGTGGGATGCCAACACTGCGGATTCACCATTCAAGGCTGGCAATACCATCCGCGGTAATGGTTTTTGTATTACTTATAGTTCTGGAGAACCTTACCTTTGCCAGCTCGCTATGGCCGTGGGAGACTCTAATTTGTTTACCCGACACCGCAGTCAGGAGGGATGGAGCGGATGGACTACC